TTGAAAGACATCGCCGAGAACATGCGGGCATCCAGGGAAGCTATGGGCTTGACCTCGATGCCGCGCGGGACGCGGTCGGGTGCCGACTTGATCGCCTCCGTCAGTGTTGCCGAGAAAGACGCGTTTCTGAGTAGTCTTGAAGAGGTGGACGGGGCGCTTCTGGCGTTGCCCTACCTGTTCGAGTTCTGGGCACATCCGCACCAGTTGCCTCCAGAGGGGGATTGGCGGTCGTGGGTGATCCTTGGTGGGCGCGGCGCGGGGAAAACCCGCGCCGGTGCCGAATGGGTGCGGTCCATGGTCGAAGGATCGCGGCCTTTGGACACCGGGTCTGCCCGGCGCGTGGCGCTGGTGGGCGAGACGCTGGACCAGGTGCGCGAGGTGATGATCTTTGGCGACAGCGGGATCATGGCCTGTTCGCCGCCCGACCGGCGGCCCGAGTGGCTGGCGACGCGGCGGATGCTGCGCTGGCCCAACGGGGCCGAGGCGGTGGCCTGTTCGGCGCATGATCCGGAATCGTTGCGCGGGCCGCAGTTCGATGCGGCCTGGGTCGATGAATTGGCCAAGTGGAAGCGCGCGCAGGAGGCGTGGGACATGTTGCAGTTCACGCTGCGGCTGGGGACGTATCCGCGGGTCTGCGTGACGACGACGCCGCGGAATGTGGCTGTCTTGAAGGATTTGCTGGCCGCGCCGTCGACGGTTGTGACGCGCGCGCCGACCGAGGCGAACCGGGCCTATCTGGCGTCGTCGTTCCTCGACGAGGTGCGGGCGCGCTATGCGGGCACCCGGTTGGGGCGGCAGGAGCTGGACGGCGATCTGCTCGATCAGGCCGAGGGGGCCTTGTGGTCGATGGAGGCTTTGGAAGGCGCGCGGTGTTCGGAGGTGCCCGCATTTGACCGGATCGTGGTGGCGGTCGATCCGACCGCATCGAGCGGCAAGGGGTCGGATGCCTGCGGGATTGTCGTGGCCGGCGTGGTTACGGACGGGCCGCCGCAGGATTGGCGCGCGGTGGTGCTTGAGGATTGCACGGTGCAGGGGGTGTCGCCGCTTGTCTGGGCGCGGCGGGCGATCACGGCGATGGAGCGCTGGGGCGCACATGCGCTGGTGGCCGAGGTCAACCAGGGCGGTGACATGGTGGAGGCGGTGTTGCGGCAGGTCGATCCGATGGTGCCGGTTGTGCGGGTGCATGCGTCGAAATCCAAAGGCGCGCGGGCCGAGCCGGTGGCGGCGTTGTACGAGCAGGGGCGCGTGGCGCATTTCGGTGTGTTCGATGCGCTGGAAGACGAGATGTGCCAGATGACGCGGCTGGGCTACCAGGGATCGGGGTCGCCGGACCGGCTGGATGCGCTGGTCTGGGCACTGACCGATCTGGTGATCGCGCGGGCGGCGGAATGGCGTGTGCCGCGGGTTCGGACGTTGCGCCGCTGAGCGCACGGTATGGTTTCCAGCCGTTAACCTTTGGCCGGTAGGTTGGTTTCATCGAAAGACGGGTGCGTCTGGGGGTGGTCGGGCCGGGTCGAGAGCCTGTCCCGGCCGCGCCTGAAACGAAACGGATTTGCGAGGAGCATGGGCAGCATGGTGTGGGATGTCTTTCGGCGGGGACGCAAGGAAGTGGCCGGGGTAGAGGCCAAGGCCAGTGCCACCGGGCCGGTCGTGGCCTGGCAGAACATGGGGCGCGTGGCGTGGTCGGCGCGGGATACGGCGTCGCTGACGCGGACGGGGTTTACCGGGAACCCGGTGGGGTTCCGGGCGGTCAAGCTGATCGCGGAGGCGTCGGCGGCGATGCCGCTGGTGTTGCAGGATGCGGCACAGCGCTACGAGGTGCATCCGGTGTTGGACCTGTTGCGCCGTCCGAACCCGGCGCAGGGGCAGGCGGAACTGTTCGAGGCGTTCTACGGGCAGCTCTTGTTGTCCGGGGACGGGTATTTCGAAGCGGTGGGTGCTGGTGGCGTGCCGGGAGAGCTGCATGTGCTGCGGTCGGACCGGATGAAGCTGGTGCCGGGGCCGGATGGCTGGCCTGTGGCCTATGAATACGGGGTGGGCGGCAAGGCGCATCGGTTCGAGATGGGGGAAGGCGCGCGGCCTGTGTGCCATGTGAAGGCGTTTCATCCGCAGGACGATCATTACGGGCTGAGCCCGATGGTGGCGGCGGCGCAGGCGCTGGACGTACACAACGCGGCCTCGCGCTGGTCCAAGGGATTGCTGGACAATGCGGCGCGGCCCTCGGGGGCGATCGTCTATCACGGCACGGATGGCGTGTCGGGGATGGGGACCGATCAGTACGACCGGCTGGTTGAGGAGATCGAGTCGCATCACATGGGCGCGCGCAATGCCGGGCGGCCGATGCTCCTGGAAGGCGGGCTGGACTGGAAACCGATGGGGTTTTCGCCCTCGGACATGGAGTTCCAGAAAACCAAGGAAGCGGCGGCGCGCGAGATCGCGGTGGCGTTCGGGGTGCCTCCGATGCTGCTGGGGATTCCCGGCGAGGCGACATTTGCCAATTACGCAGAGGCGCATCGGGCGTTCTACCGCCTGACGGTGTTGCCGCTGGTGGCGCGGGTGACGGCGGTGCTGTCGGCCTGGCTGTCCGAGCATGCGGGACAGGAGGTCGTGCTCAAGCCCGATCTGGACCAGGTGCCCGCGCTGGCGGCGGAGCGCGATGCGCAATGGGCGCGGGTGGCACGGGCGGAGTTCCTGACGGCGGCGGAAAAGCGTGCGCTGCTGGGCTTGCCGGTGCTGGCCGATGAGTGAGCCGCGCGGAGGGTACGAGCCGTTCGATTGCGCGCCCGCCTTGCGCCTGGAGGCGCATGAACGGGTGACGCAGCTGCGGTTCGAGGGGATCTCGGCCCGGCTGGACCGGATCGAGGGTCTTATCGAGCGGCTGGAGCGGCGGGTGTGGCTGGCGGTGTACGGCGTCGCGGCGGCGGTGCTGGCGGATGTGTTCCTGAAGTTTGTTCAGGTGACGCCATGAGGGAGTACGGGATGGATTTGGAACGGAAGTTTTGCCGGTTCGACGCGGATGTGACCGTAACCGATGGCTGCGTGATCGAGGGCTATGCCTCGCGGTTCGGGGATTGCGATCAGGGCAATGATATCGTGGCATCAGGGGCTTACGCGGCGTCGTTGACGCGGTTGGCCGCGCAGGGCCGTGCGGTCAAGATGTTGTGGCAGCACGATCCGGCGCAGCCGATCGGGATCTGGGACACGGTGCACGAGGATGCAACGGGGTTTTATGTGAAAGGCCGGTTGCTGGAGAGCGTGGCGCGCGGTCGGGAGGCGGCGGCGCTGGTGGCGGCGGGGGCGATTGACGGGCTGTCCATCGGGTATCGCACCAAGGCCGCGACGAAGGACAAGCAGGGCCGGAGGGTTCTGACGGAACTGGAGCTGTGGGAGGTGTCGCTGGTGACGTTCCCGATGCTGCCCAGTGCGCGGGTCGCGGCCAAGGGGGAGCATCCCGAGACGGCGGACCTGCGGGAGATGGCACGCCTGATCCAAGAGGCGCGCCGGACATTGGTGGACGGCTGACGGCCACCCTTCAGAGATGGGAAAATCGGGATGAGTGAGACCGGGACAACGTCGCGGAGCGGGGAAGATCTGTCTCCGTTCACCCAGGTGGGTGACGCAGTGGCGGGACTGGTGGCCGACATACGCCGCCAGCGGGACGATTTCGACAGAAAGCTACAGGAACAGGAAAAGCGAATGACCAAGTTCGAACAGAAGACCGCCTTTGCGGGACGCCCTGCGCTGGCAGGGGGCGTGAAGACCGAAGACGTGCATTATCAAGCGTTCGATGCCTATCTGCGCACCGGTGACGACGATGCGCTGCGCGGGCTGGAACTGGATGTGAAATCCATGTCCACTGTCGTGAACGGCGATGGCGGGTTTCTGATTGACCCGGTGACATCGGACACCATTCAGGGCGTGCTGAAGAGCAGCGCATCGCTGCGCGCTGTGGCGTCGGTCGTGAATGTCGAGGCGTCGAGCTATGACGTGCTGATCGACCAGGGCAATGCCGGTGCGGGCTGGGCCGACGAGGTTGCGTCGCGGTCCGAGACCGGGACACCGACCATCGACCGCATTTCGATCAAGCTGCACGAGCTGAGCGCGATGCCCAAGGCAAGCCAGCGGTTGCTGGACGACACGGCGTTCGACATCGAAACATGGCTTGCGGGCAAGATCGCGGACACGTTTTCGCGCGCGGAAGCGGGCGCGTTCATCACGGGTGATGGCAGTGACAAGCCGCGTGGGTTTCTGACCCATCCGGCGGTGGACAACGACGTCTGGGAGTGGAGCAATATCGGCTATGTGCCGACAGGTGTGGACGGGTCCATCGGCAATGGCGACGCGTTGATCGAGCTCGTCTATGCGCTGGGGGCGGAATACCGCGCCAATGCGGTGTTCGTGATGAACTCCAAGACCGCCGGCACGCTGCGCAAGCTGAAGGATGCCGATGGGCGTCATCTGTGGTCGGACGGGTTCACGAGCGGAGAGCCTGCGCGTCTGCTGGGTTATCCGGTGCTGATCGCCGAGGACATGCCGGACATCGCGTCGGGGGCAAATGCGATTGCATTTGGCGATTTCCGCGCCGGTTACACGATTGCCGAACGCCCCGATCTGCGGGTGCTGCGTGATCCGTTCAGCGCCAAGCCGCATGTGCTGTTCTACGCGACCAAGCGTGTCGGCGGCGACGTGAGCGATTTTGCCGCGATCAAGCTGCTGCGCTTCGCCATCGCCTAAACGGTGATTGCGGACATGGGGAGGGCGGTGCGGGCCGTCTTCCTCATGGGGCGCGCGCCGGTGTGCCGGCGTTGTCTAGCCGCTCCCTCCGTCCGAGCAGCGGCGGCGGCGCGCGTCCGACAACATACCGGCCTCTGAACGAGGGACAGGTTTGCGGGGAACACGAGATGTACTTGATTGAAGAGAGCCTGATTGACGACGTGGCCCTGCCGGTGGCGCGGTTGCGCGACCATTTGCGGCTGGGCAGCGGGTTCGTCGAGGACGGGCTTCAGGACGGTTTGCTGGGCGGGTTTCTGCGCGCGGCGATGGCGGCGGTGGAGGCGCGGACCGGCAAGGCGCTGCTGGTGCGGGATTTCCTGCTGAGCCTGCATCGCTGGCGCGATGTGACGGGGCAGGTGCTGCCGATTGCGCCGGTGCGTCTTGTGACGCAGTTCACTTTGGTGGATGCGTTCGGTGCTGGATCGGTTGTGGATGCGGCGCGCTATGCGCTGGTGGCGGATGGCGACGCGCCGAAGCTGGTGCCGATGGGGGACTGTCTGCCGTCCATTCCCGAGCATGGCAGTGTCGAGGTTCGGTTCCGGGCCGGGATGGCGGAGGGGTTCGGTGATCTGCCCGCCGATCTGGCGCAGGCGGTGATGCTGCTGGCGGCGCATTACTACGAATACCGGGACGAGACCGCTTTGGGACAGGGCTGCATGCCGTTCGGCGTGACCAGCCTGATCGCGCGCTATCGCCCGGTGCGGCTGGGGTTCGGGGCATGAGCGGGCCGCGGCTGACATCGAAGCTGGTACTGGAGCGGCTGGAGGCGGTGCCCGATGGCGCGGGTGGAATGCATGAAAGCTGGGTGGCTTTGGGGGTGCTGTGGGGAGAGGTCAAACCCCGGTCCGGGCGCGAGACTGTCGGGGATGCGGGGCAGGTGTCTTTGACCGGG